CTGCATGATATACCGTTTATCTCCATTTTTCCTATGGATTATCCGCTCCCATCCCCGCAATGGTTGATATCCTGGGCGAATGATTTCAAAGGGCTTGATTTTTATGGCTTTTTTCATGGTGTCAAGGATTGTACTATGCCTTGGCGGGAAAATCAAGTAAAATTTAATTCGAGACGGGATATATTACCGATAGATATGAAAAAGTGCAGAACGCAGGTCGGCGACGTAACAAATCATTATTGTTGAGGAAATCGGAAAAATAGGGTCAAATTCGTATAAAGTTCTTTGATACCCAAAATTAGGGTGAAAAAGTGTAATGATTCTGGCTGTTTAAATTGTGCATCGTATGGCTAAATATGACGTAGGTCATAAGTGGCATGTTGCCTAAAAGCCTAATGATTACAGTAGGATGATACATTATTGACGGTTTAGGGGTAGGGCATAAAAATTTTAATCAGTGCCAAATCAGCGTAGAGAAATAGGTTTTATGATAAAATGTATCGTGTTTTTAGCAGATCTGGGGGAAAGTGAGCCCAAAAAAGGGGAAATGTATCGTTATATAGGCATAAAAAGAGTAATGATAATACATTGTTACAACAAAAAAGTAGTTATATCTGAAATTAAAGGGGCTCAAATTTTTGAGCCAACCGTACTCTAACCCCTTGAAATCATTAGGTTCCCATTGCACGTTTTTCTGTAACATTGATCATGTAACCTGTTGGAATCGTTGAAGGTTCCGCCATTTTTGGTACGATTGACACCAAAGTCTGTAAGTCACTGAAATCACATTCCCGAAAAACTTCAATCATAAATACGATACATAATGACCCGACCGATACATTTTAGGATAAGATTGTGATAAGATTGTGATAAGATTGTGATAAAACAGATTGTGATCCATTTTGCCAGCCTTCCGCCTCATACATTTTATGATGGTGTTGTAATTGTAATGATTGCAAATACTTATGGTATTTTATGCCTTTTAGGCAAGACTCATGCCAACTTTCTTCTTGCATCCTCTTCATAATCATTAGTATAATTGTAGCATGAACGATGAGTTAGAAATACAGAACGCTTCGAGATCTGAAAAGTATCGGGTCAAAACAAAAAAGATAAACCGTTACATGAAGCGATTGTCTAGCGCATCGTTGCATAAAGATGTCGGTCGGGTTATGGAATCGAGCGGAATTGGTTCCCCGGCTGAATACCTCGCAACTGTCATGTCCGGCGAAGATCCGCGAATTGAAGGGTCTAGGCTACTCGATATAATATCTGGCATACGAGACAGGGGATTAGATGAACTACCTTCGTTAGACGAATGGATTGAGATTTCCGAAATCATTTCTACTAACGAAATGTACTCAAAAGTTTTGTTGCCGATTGAGCACTCGACACGGGCGGCTGAACAGTTGGCGAAATATCTGTATTCGCAAAAATCGGAATCGAAGAATCACAATGAAGTCAAAGCCGAAATAAAAATTGAACCTTTATCAAAAAAAGAAATGAAACGATTCAAGAAAATATTCGAAAGCGAATTCTAGTATGAGTGTTGCATTTGACTACAATCAATTGCGGATAATGAAGCATTTAGCCGAAAGCTCAATACTCCATTTCACCCGATACATTTTTAAGAATCGGGAGTCAAAGAAGTTTATAATCAATGAGCATCATAAGCTGATTTGCGAAACATTAGAACGTGTTATGAACGGCGAAATATCACGCCTTATAATCAATATGCCACCCGGGTATACTAAGACGGAATTAGCAGTTATGTCGTTTATCTTATATGGGTTGGCGATTAACCCAAGAAACAAGTTTATTCATGTTTCGTATTCCGCTGATTTAGCATTAGAAAATTCTAGTAGGATCAAAGAGGTAATAGAATCGGATTACTATCAAGAGCTTTGGCCGATGGGACTGAAAGCGGATTCGAAATCAAAACGAAAATGGTATACAGAATACGGTGGCGGGATGTATGCCGTAGGGTCGACAGGAGCGGTTACAGGTTTTCGCGCTGGTAGAATGGAGCCCGGATATTCAGGAGCGATTATAATTGATGATCCGATTAAACCTGAAGAAGCACATAGCGATACAATCAGGCAAAAGGTGAACAGAAAATACACTAATACGATAAAGAATAGGGTTGCGTTAGAAACCGTTCCCATCATAATAATTATGCAACGTGTTCATGATAATGATTTGTCGGCCTTCCTGCTTCGAGGAGGGAGTGAGGAATTTTGGCACCACTTAGAAATCCCAGCAATCCTCGACGGTAAAAGAGAATATCCGAAAGATTTCAAGTATGGTATACCGATTGATTACAATCATGAGGATGGGGCATTGTGGGAATACAAGCACGACATAAAGCAGTTGAAGAAGTTGCAGATTGCGGATAAGTATACATTCACTGGGCAGTATCTTCAACGGCCAACAATCGAAGGTGGTTCTATTTTCGATATAAGATTTTTTCATTACTATAAGAATTACAATATGGTTAAAGGGGAAGTCACTGACTTAGATGGAAACAAAATTAAAATCGATTACTGTAACATATACGCCGATACTGCGATGAAAGCAAAAGAGACTAACGACTATTCAGTATTTCAGATCTGGGCGAAGTGTGAAGATGATAGAATCTATTTGCTGGATATGATTCGGGGAAAATGGGAATCGCCGGATTTGTACGATAAGGCGTTACAGTTTTATGATAAATGGGAATACAGAATAAATCATAATCATATCGGAGTCAGATATCGTTTTGTCGAAGATAAGGCGAGCGGGACCGGGCTTATCCAATCGATCAACAAAGCGAGGGGTGACCAATATGTGATTGGGATCCCGCGACATGTAGATAAGGTTTCCCGTGCGAGATCATGTGCGCCGAAAATCAAACAGGGATTAGTTCTATTACCAACAGATGAATTTTTTGTTGAAGATTTTATTCTTGAGTTCGAAGCATTTTCGCCTACTGATTCGCATAGATATGATGATCAAGTTGATACAACGATGGACGCAATACATAGTATGTTGATTGATTCGAGTCAACAGATAGACTATTCAGGAGCGATGTGAAATGACAGAATATCATGATGGGTTAGAAAATCTTGTTTCTGGTTTAGGGACAAAAGCTAAAGACAAACGGGTTTCGACAGAATTTAACGAGACAAGTTTAAGCCCTAGAATGCTGGAAACGATGTACGCCAACGATTGGCTTTCAGGCAAGATTATCGATATACCGGCAGAGGATATGCTGCGCAAATGGCGGTATATCAATTGCCCCGACATATCGCCCGAACAAATAGATAAACTGATTAAGGCAGAAAAGGATTTTGCGATTCAAGCAAAATTATTGGATGCGATTAAATGGGCGCGCCTTTATGGCGGGAGCGTAATATATCTTGTTATGAAAGACGGCATATCTGAAGAGCCGCTTGATTACGAACGGATAAGAGAAGGTGATTTAATCAATCTAATTGTGCTGGATCAAAACGATGTCAGTGTTCATTCCATGAATATTCATAACATTGAGGAAGGAAATTTTCGGCAACCTGAATACTATAATATTACTGGATCTGCAAAACGGGTGCATCATTCTCGCATGTTGCGATTCGATGGGGTTAGGCTTCCTTTCCGAGCCTCACAACGGCATGGTCATTGGGGTAGTTCAGTTTTAGTTCGTTTGTATGATGCAATCTTGAACAGTCAAACTGTACCCAATTCCGTTAGTTCGTTGACATATAAAGCCGTTGTCGATGTAATATCTATACCGGGATTGATGGAAAAGCTAACTCGACCAGGGGCGGAAAGGTCTATCATGCGACGGTTCGCCTTGGCGGATTTGATGAAATCCAACAACAACACATTGCTGTTAGATGATAAAGAGACTTATACGACTCATCAAATAGCGTTCGCTGGGCTGAAGGAATTAATTCACGAATTCCTATCTATCGTTTCCGCTGCGAGTGACATCCCTGCTACTAGACTACTAGGTCAATCGGCACAGGGAATGAATGCAACGGGTGAAGGGGATTTGAAGAATTATTACGATATGATTTCAGCGAAACAAAATTCAGAGTTGAGACCACAAATCAATAAGCTGGATAATATATTGGTCCGTTCGATCCTTGGCGATAAGCCCGACTCATGGGGTTTCGAATTTAATTCGCTATGGCAAATGTCTGATAAAGAAACCTCTGAAATCGAAGAGCGAAATGCGAAACGCGATCAAGCATATTACGGGATGGGAGTCATAACTCCCGCGATAATCGCAAGGCAGTTGCAGTCGGAGGACACGTATCAGCACATAGACAATGAGTACATAGAAGCATTGGAGCAATTAGATCGGACGAATGAACCGGAAGTAAAACCGGAAATAGAACCGGAAATTGAATAATGGCATTGAATCAAAAACAGCTTGCAGCTTTGAAAAAGCAACTGGAAAAGCAACGAATTAAATCCGGCAGTGTGCAAGGGGTTGAACCATATAATCAATTTAAATTGTGGTATGATAAATTTCTGCAAGGGTTTGTTTCAGGTTTGCAAAAGCTAGCATCAAAGACTTTAACATCGTTGGAAAAGAAAGGCACATTTGAGTACCAGGATTCAGCGGTTGGGATGTTCCCAGCTTTTGTTAT